AGAAGATTCGTTTAACTTAGAACGTAAATACTTACAAATATAATAAGAATCTACAATATCAGACACCGGACTAGAAATACCCTTCTTGTCCGGTGTTATTGTAGATTTAAGTAAAATATTGGTTTCTGAAATAAAAGAATCGTACATCTTTTCTTTATCTGCATTTCCCTTACCTGTTGCAAATTTTTTAATTTCAGATGGTGTAAAAATTGTAAGGGGTATGCTTTGTTGATATATTTTATATTTCAATACACCAGTATTTTCTGCTATATGAAATATTCTTCCCTGTGCCCCATATGCATATCCTTCCAATGCAATTTGTTCACATCCCATACAAACACGCATGACCCAATCGGATATGGTGTCGTATCTTTCGCATTCCTCATCATAATCTTCAAAATTCTCTCCATGAATGTTCGTAAGAAATGTTGTGGCATTTTTCTTAACATCACTCAAGAAGTAGAAAGAACATTTATTAAAAGAAAAAGGATACTTGGTATCGGTGATACAAATTGCTGGCCCATTTAAACTATAATCAATACCTGCTATTATCATACAGATATTTATGACTTATACTTCACACCCAGTTTTTCTTCGCTTTGTAATAAATTCCTTTATCATTCCTTCGATCATTCCAAAGATCATCAAAGGAAATATAATCATAAAACAAAGAGTAAGTGCTGATACTCTTTTGAACTCATCTATGATTAAATCAATGGATCGCATAGTTATCCAACTTCAATGAACCATCTGTATCTTCATACAGAAATGTGCAGTTGTCTTTCTCTGTCCAACATCCGCAATTAGCGTATGTGATATTGTTTGCAGTATAGATCTTTGGGTCGTGTAAATGCCCACAGACAATTCCATCATACTTCTTTTCCTTGGCATATTTCAATACAACACTTTCAAAACTGTCAATAAACTGTGCTGCTCTCTTTACTTTAATCTTCACATACTTGGAGATAGACCAGTATCTCATTCCCATCATTCTTCTGCACCAATTGAACCAATCATTAATTTCCAAGATCAGTTCATATGCATAATCACCTAGTTTGTAGATATAAGAACTGACAGGAAACTTTGTAAGAAAGTCAAACTGATGTCCATGAAGAATAAGAAACTTCTTTCCCGAAGAAGTAGTGTATTCTTCTCGTTCACTCAAACTAATATTACCAAATATGTGATGGCCTGAAAACTTTGCCATGAACTCATCATGGTTTCCATAGATGTAATGAATCTTTGTTCCCTTGCGAGAAAGTTTGAGCAATCTTTCGATCACTTCCATATGGTGATTTTGTTTCTCGGCATTCATTGAGAATGCCTGTTTGAATCTCCATATATCGATAATATCTCCCACGAGGAAGATATTATCAAATTCATTATTTTTTAGAAATGCAATAAGAGGCTTTGTCTTTGCTTTCTTGGAAGCCAAATGAAAGTCTGAAAGAAAGACAGTCTTGTAGTGCATTTCTATTATTTATCGTGCCCCGAGCAGTCGTGAATCCATCTACTTCGGGTGCGATTCACGACTGCTTCGAGGTCTAAAATATTTATATGCCTAATTTACAAAATTGCAAATTTATGCCGAAATGTCAACCAATTCACACTTGTCTCCGCTGCAAGCAAATGTCTGAGTACCGGAAGTCTTGTCTTCCTTTTCGTACTTGACTAGATCGCCCCAATTAACATTTCGTGGCATCTTAGCAAAGAGTGCTTCATATTCTTCCTTGCTGCACTCTTGATAGGGTGCTTGACGATAATTGTGATCGCTATGTGGCAAGAATGAAATACCACTAATCTCATCAAAGTGCTTGTAAACCCATGCACCAACTTCCATCCATTCGTTCTCACGAACTGTTACGGTGATGCTTGGTTTATGTTCACACCAGAATCGTTGATAAGTCAACCAAAGTGCCAAGTGATCTAAGGCAGAGAGATCGTTACGGGTGGAGCATCCTTCTGGCGATTTGGTTGGAAAGGAGAATACCATAACTGAATCGGGTTTCATTACACACTTCTCGTATGGGAATCCCATATCAATCATCATCTTGCATAGAGGATCCTTTTGATCGGCACGAACGGTACGAATATAGTATTCGCTGTGACGAGGATGGATTCCTGATGCGGCGTCAACCAATTGTGAAACAGTTCCAGACGGTTTGACACAAGTAATTGCTGCGGCGGGATTGATATTGATCTTCTTGGCATATTCCTTGTTTGTTTTGATTGCCAATTCCTTCAGTTCTATCAATCCCTTCTCCAGACGAATAACATCAGTTGCCATATTTTCGTTGTCAAGAATGCCTGTAAGAGAAACACCAAGCAAAGCCTCCTCTTCGCAGTTCTTCTTCCATTCACTTGAGAGGTAGGGGAAGTTCGTTAAAGACGCTTGGAACGTACCTAGGATCGTCGCTAAGCGGACCTTACGAGCAAGACTCTCTCCTGTGTCTTCTGCTCTTACAACGACTTCTGTGAGGTTGCAGAACTCACGGTCGCGTAGAATGATTTCGGAGCATGGGTTTGTACCGAAATCATAATTTGGATCTCGTCTATCGCCTAACTTAGCAACAGTCTTTTTGCAAGCCTCACGATTGAAGATGCCACGTTCGCCGCTCTTGCTCTTATAAAGAGATACCCATTCTTCCATAAAGATGCCCATGTCTGGTTTTTCTTTATAGGCAACGGAGTTGTTGGCCAGTGCGCGCTGTGAATTGTCGTTCCACCAAGCGCCGGATTTTGCATCCCGCATTCGTTCATCAGTGAGATTACTAAGTGATATAAGTGCTGATCGTCGCACACCTCCGACCACGACAACTTCTGCAATCTTACATACGATATCATGGCATTCGATGGAAGTGAGTTTTCTTCCTGAAGCCTTTTTAAAAGTATCAGTTGTGAATCTAAAGAGATCTTCGAGTGGCCCCGGACCTGATGCACGACCACCAAATGTCTTAAGTCTCGCGCCAGAAGGACGAACCTTTGAGATGTCCCAGTTAGGAACCTGACCTCCAATAAGAAGGGAAACAAGTTCTCTATACGCTTTAGCCCAACCAGCCTTACTATCTTGGACAACAATAGTGGTTTCACTGTTAGTAAACTCCTCTGCGATAGTCGGCAACTTCTCTACATATTGTCTCTCTACAGAAAAACCCACACCAGTACCACACATTAAAATATATAGTATTTCATCAAATGCGCGAACACGATTGACTGCAACATACGAGCAATTATATCCTGCTGTATTGTCACGATCAAGTGCTTCACCTGCCGTCATTAAAGATCTCATACTTGGCATGATTTCTAAATTCAAAACAGATGTTTCTAATTCGTTTCTCAATTCCTTTGAAAGAATAAACTTTTGCTTTTCCTTCAAATGATTTTCAAAGAAATCGAAATACCTCTTAACAGTTTCTTGCCAGGTTTCTCTTCTTTTTTCAGATTCGAGCCAGCGCGAGTAACGAGAAAGGTGTATAAACTCTTGGTAAAGAGTGGGTAATTTAATATCAGTATTCATTTTTTCTCCTGTTAAAGTTGGTAAGATATGTATGGTCAAGTTGTGGTCTTAGCAGTAAGAACCTTCCAAGATTCTGGAAACAAAGGTTCAATTATTTGCCCAATGGCATGTGCATATTGTTGTACTTCCCATTGTGCATGGGAATCGCTTCTTTGATGATATACTCTGGCATATGCCGATAGAGATCCTGTCCACCACCACTCGGTATATGTTCCTTGTGGAAGAGCAGAACGCGCTTGCTCGGGTGCAACGCCTTTATTAAGTAGTTCTTCATATGTGCGGAGTGATTCTCGGACTGTAAATTGATAATTACGATTGACTGTGTTATACGAATCATCGATTGGCATAAAATCTTCAGAACCTTGCTTTGCTCCGTTTGTTGGTTTGCTTCGCCAACGAGGCATATAAACCTCTGGTGAATTACTTACATAACGGCGCGATACTTCGTTCTCGACAAATCCTACTTTGTGTTTGAAAAGTTGGGTGCGAATAAAAATTGGCGCCTTAATTCGTAGCGTAATTTGGGGATGTGCAAATGGTGTCCAATGTTTATGTTTTGCAAGATATCTAATTAACTTTATATCTTTCTCACTAAGTATGCCATCGCCTTCATGGTTAACTTCTTCCCATTCACTTTCTTTATTGAAAGATACTCTTGCTGCATTTACAACGGTGAGATCGTCGCCCATGCAAGATACAAACTGTACAAATCCAATAGAATCCAAAACATTAATCTTCATATGTGTCATTTAATTTTTCCTTTTTCACATCTTTAAATTCTATACCATCAACTTTTGTATAATGCTTTGCGTAATCAATAGCTCTTCGCCACAAATCGGGATTCATTTCATTTACATATTCTGCAAATTTGAGTCCAAATTCAGCAACGGCTCTTGTCAGCAAATAATCATCTTTTCCTTCAGACATTGCATTTTTTCCAATTATGAAATTCTAAAACCGCCTTCAATCCTGAATAAACGCAATTCTTCT